GCCGACGCTGCCACCACAGCCGAAGAAGCCACGCAGCCAACTCCCGTGAGGCCCAGCCGCGTATCGGGCGTGATAAATGCGGCGACTAAGTTAAAAAACTCGTTCGTGTCGTCCAGAAAAAAGGTCCCTCCGCCGCCGCCGGTCCGCGACAACGGCAAGGAAGAGGAAGATGATCCGTTCGCGGCGGCGGTCCGGGAGGAGTATAAATATCGCGGGCCAAGTTACGGCGTGCCGGGCGGGCCCGTCAGTAACCCCATGCGCCCCGATGCAGAAGGCGGTGCGCCTCGGCGTTCGCGACGTTCTCGGCGTCGACCTCGACGTAAAAAACACTCGTCGGTCGGCTTTCGAAAATAAAATCTAACTAATATAATAATGAACAAAGCACAAGACGAATTGAACAAAAGATTGTTCACACATTATTCTTTCAATCATTCATATCCTCAATCGAATTATTTTAAAGCACCTTTAGATACATTAAATAATAAATCACAAATGGTGGATACGACAAAATCGATGAACGGAACGTTCGACGCGACAATAGAAGACAAAATACGTCATAACAAAAATGGTCTTGACTTATCGAGTGAATTATATTCATTGAATGGTGGGTTAGTTAGGAAACAAAAAGAAGACCACATAACATTTTCAAAAATAAGTAAAAATAATGATAATAATTTTATTTATGTAGACGACAAGAAAATTTTTAACAACTCTAGTCGTTTTTAATAAAAAATATAAAAGCAAACTATGTCTATTATATAATGTATATAATAGACGACGCATGGTGTTATATAAAACATTTTATGTTTCACAAAATACAATATTCGAAGCATTTGAAGGATGATGAATATGTGAAGGAATTTAACATAGTTTTAGAAACAATGCCCAGATACAATGATTACAATGCACAACCAAAACGCGTTTACAATAAAGATAATAATATGATGAAAAGTATGTATCATGTAGCCTTACCAAATAGTGATATATTATTGTCGTTGATTGAATATCATGTATACTACAATAAGGAGTTAGAAAAATGAATAAGTAAAAAGACAAGACAAATATAATTTATAAAAGATTATATTTGTTTATTGAATTGAATATTTTAAAAATAATTTAAGCAGAACACATTTCGCATTCTTGTACGTCTTCTTGTTTTTTGGGGGCAATGGTGAATTGTTGTGGTTGATGCTTAGGTTTCCTACGTAAGTAGTAAATACCAGTTTTAAGACCTTTACGCCATGAGTAAAAGTGCATTGAAGTAAGTATCTTATAGGTTGGATCTTCGACCCACAAATTGAGACTTTGACTTTGGCAGATGTAGGCGCCTCTGTCAGCAGCCATGTCAATAATATCTCGCATAGACATTTCCCACACCGTTTTGTATTTATCTTTAAGATGTTTAGATAAGTTGGAAATTTGTTGAACACTGCCCTTATTTTCAATAATGTTGTTTTTCACTTCATCACTCCATATTCCAATATTTGTCAAGTCTTTCATTAAGTGTTTGTTAACAACAACGAATTCACCGGCAAGCGTTCTGCGTAGATAGATGTTACTAGTGAAAGGTTCAAAACATTCGTTGTTTCCAAGAATTTGACTTGTACTGGCTGTTGGCATAGGTGCAACCATGAGCGAATTTCGGACACCGTGTTGTTTAATCGACGTTCTTAATTTTTCCCAATCATATCTTCCCGATGGTTGGACGTTCCACATATCGAATTGAAAGATACCCTCATGAAGAGGCGAACCAACAAAAGTACTATAGCTACCGGCATATTCATGAGGTAAATTCTGAATTTCGTTATAGATTGGTTTACATTTGTCAATTTCAATGTCTTTGAACCGGTAGGTGTCAATGATTTTATGCATATTTGTAAATGAGTTTGTACCAATCGTATCTTTGTACTCGTCAATGACCTTTTGCATATGCGATTTTCTTTGAATAGCTGTTTCGTTAGATGATTCCAAAGCGGCGTGGTAAATAGTTTCAAAAATTAATTTGTTTGTCTCTTTTGCGTGAGGCGACGTAAATGGAAGATCCATCAACATGAATACATCTGCTAGACCTTGTACACCAATACCAATTGGACGATGGAAAAGGTTTGAGCGGCGTGTTTTTTCATTTGGGTAATAATTGACGTCGATGAGTTTGTTTAAACTGATAGCTACTTGTTTAGTAACTTCATGAAGTCTATCGTAATTGAATAATTTGGTAGTGGGGTCAACAAATTTAGGTAAAGCAATGCTAGCCAAATTGCAAACAGCTGTTTCTGTGGAAGAAGAGTACTCTATGATTTCGCAGCATAAATTACTGCTTTTGATTGTTCCTAAATTTTTTTGATTGCTTTTGTTATTAGCATGATCTTTGTATAAAATATAAGGTGTACCCGTTTCCATTTGACTATCCATAATTTTGAGCCACAAATCCCGCGCTTGAATTTTTTTAGAGTACATACCTTGTTCAACATATGATTTGTATAATGTTACAAATTCATTACCATAGCAATTACTTAATCCAGGTGCTTTATCAGGACAAAACAAGTACCAATCCCCATTGTTATTTACACATTCCATAAAGTAATCGGATACCCATAAAGCATAGAACAAATCTCGTGCTTTCATTTCTTCATCGCCGTGATTTTTGCGGGCTTCTAAAAACAATTCGACGTCTAAATGCCATGGTTCAAGATAAATCGAAAAGGAACCATTGCGTTTACCACCACCTTGATCAACATATCTTGCAGTAGCGTTGAAAACCCGTAGCATAGGGATAATACCATTGCTTGTACCGTTTGTACCTCTGATAGAGCTACCGGTTCCCCGGATGTTGTGAATGTGTAATCCTATACCTCCGGCCCATTTTGAGATTTGTGCACATTCTTTAAGAGTATCATAAATTCCATCAATACTATCATCTACCATTTCTAATAAGAAACATGAACTTAGTTGAGGTCGCATAGTACCTGAATTGAACAAAGTCGGTGTTGCATGTGTGTATGTGAGCGTTGATAGAAGGTCGTATGTTTTTTTAACGTTTTGAAAATCATTGCCATGAATTTCAAGAGCAACACGCATCCACATGTGTTGTGGACGCTCTACAATGACTTTATTAATTTTTAATAGATATGCGCGCTCAAGTGTTTTGAATCCGAAGTAATCAATCAAGTAATCACGTTCATAATCAATCATGTTTTCAATTTCACTTCTGTTGTTTTTAACTAGTTCGTAAATATCATGACGAATTATGGAACAGTGTTTCCCACTCTCGTCACAATATTTATAGAGTTTTTCAAAAACAGATAGAATACTTTCGTCTGTGGTTTTATGAAGATTGGAAATGCATATAGCACTAGCAAGTGTATTGTAGTCGTATTGAACGGTGATTAACGAGGTAGCAACCTGAACACATAATTCATCGATTTCGTCGCTTTTAATTTGATTATGCATTTGTTCAATGACTTTGTTTAATAGATTATGACAATTGATATTTAATCCAAACTTTTTATTAATAACGGTGAATCGATTTAAAATTTTTTGAAACGATAGTGCTTGAGTTTGAGTGTTTCGTTTGAGAACTAGAATTTCTTCATCCTCGCTTCTGTTCATTGTATAATCTTGATACATGATAAAGTTTAAATGGTTTGGTGTATATATTTATGTGAAATTATTTTCTTTCAATTTTTGCCATTGTTTTTTCGGTTCTTTTATCGAATAATTCTTCGACTACTTTTTTAACTTCTTCTTCGTCATCGAAATAATCAGCGAGTCCAGTAAGTAACATTTTTTTGCTGAGTGGAGTTTTGATTTTTTTAACACTATATACTAGTTTTGCATTATTGTTAAGTTGTAGACCAGAAATATCCTTAGATTGCATTATACTGACTAATTCTGTTGTTGCGAGTTTGTGTTCGTTTCTCGCATTTTTGAGTTGTTGTGATAAATCCTTAATCTTTTCATCAATAGTTATCCAATTAGTTACAACGTTTTTAAGTTTTCCATTTTCGTCCATTAATCTAATAATAATGAATGTTTTATATTTATTAGATTAATTGATATCTAATGATATAAAACTAGTGTATATAATAATTAATAAAATGAAGATAGGTGTAGTAAGGTTTCCTGGTTCTAATTGTTTCAACGATACTGTAAAGTATTTTGGTGAAAAAAATTGCATTGAGTTGTGGCACACCCAAAAAAACTACAATATCGAGTTGGATTTGTTAGTAATACCAGGGGGGTTTGCGTTTGGCGATCGAACGTATATTAACGCAACGGGTGACTATGAAAATGATCCTGGTGCCATGGCTATAAAATGTCCTATTGTAGATTTTATCAAACTAGTGCATTCCAAAAAGATACCAATTTTAGGTATTTGTAACGGGTTTCAGATATTGATCAAACTGGGATTGTTAGAAGGAAGTTTGACAATGAATGAATCGAAAAAATTTATATCTAAACGTGTTAACTTAAAATACGATTTTAAGAATGATTGTGTTTCGCATATTGGAACGATTAAAATGAACGTGGCCAACTACAACGGTAATTATCAAAATGATAATGTAAATAACGAAAATGTATTTTTACGATATGATGATTTCAGTAATGGGTCCATAGATAATATTGCCGGTATACATAATGACGATAAGTCGATATTTGGTATGATGCCACACCCAGAAAGAAATTCGAGAAATTGTTGTTTTAAAGATGTTTTATTAGATATTCTATTTTCCAACGAGAGGGTTTTGAAAAAAAGAATAGATATGCTTTTAAATTCAGAACACATCTCATATAAAAGCACTAAACAGTTTTTACGTAATTTATACAGTGATGGCGATCATGTAGTTCAAGGGCCTGGCGAGAATGCGGGTATTGTAGACATAGGTGGTGGTTATTGTGTCACTATTAGGATAGAATCACATAATCATCCTACATTTAAAAATGCGTATGAAGGTGCGGCCACTGGAGTAGGTGGTATTATCAGAGATATAATTTGTATGGGAAGTAAACCAATCGCATTGTTGGATTTTTTAAGGTTTGGTGACGACGATAACTCTAAAAAACTACTAAATAGAGCAGTTGAAGGTATAGCGTATTATGGAAATACAATAGGGATACCAAATGTAGGGGGGTCGCTACATATCGCACCTACATATAATAAAAACCCA